CCGATCTCAGTGTCGAGTTCTTCCTTGACCTTTTCCACAATGTTATCGACGTCGAGTTCGTCCAGCACCTTATCGGCCAGGTCGGAGATGTCCAGCTCGCCGGCCACTGCCTCTGCCAGGCTGGAGGTATCCAGCTGCTCGGCCACTGCCTCCGCATCGACCTTGCTGGCCAGCTTTTCATAGTCCAGCTGCTCGGCCACTGCGTCCGTATCGACCAGCACGGCCATCTTGCGTGCGAACTCGTCAGACATCACGATATCCTGCACGGCAATGTGAATGCGGTCGGCCATCTGCGTGTCGCGCAGCAGTGCGTCCAGGTTGGGAGTCTGCTGGTCGGCCAGCTGCTGCACCAATGCAAAGTCCTGCACCTGGCCAGCGGCCAAGCTCTCAACTCGCAGGGCCAGCTCATTGATGCGTTGCTGCAGAGGGCGCACCACTGTCTCTTCTACTGCGTCGGCCAAGGCCTTCGCAAAGACGGCATTCATGTCGATCATTGCTTTCTCACTTTCTGTGTTGGGCGCCTAGACCATCCGGGCGCCTGGTTGCGATTGTGGCCTGGCTGGCCAGGCAGTGTCAACAGTCTAACTTTCCTCCTTGTCCCAGCTTTGAATTTCCCAGTCCCCAATTCGCAGCGAACCCGTCTCCAGGTCGCGGGCGAAATTCTCGAAAGCTTCGGCCGTGCTGGCCGGGATGCCCGGGTATGTGCAGTTGGCGCCTTCGCCTTCCTCATCATGCTGCCAGCCCCACCACTGGTAATGGTCGCCTCCCGGTGGGACGCTGTCCCCCCATGTGCTGACGCAGCCCAGGAAAGTCTCCACCCAGCTCGACCGGCCATCCGCGTGATGCAGGATGGAATAACCGACATAGTCCTGGTTATCCTTGCGGTTTTCCTCTGCCCCTGACCAGGCAACCGAAAGCGCTTCGGCAACTGCCTCCAGCGTCCAGCTGGTGATGTCTTCCTCATGCTGGCCCGGAGTGTCGAAGTCGTCTGAGACGCTGGCCTCTACCCGGATCGTCTTGCCATCAGGCGAGGAAATGCGAGCCGACGCGATTTCCTTTTTGCTGCTGTACCAGCCCGTGTCAAAAGGCTGCCGCGCCTCAAGCGCTTGCCTAAGTGCTGCCTCTTGCTCCGGGTACCAGTCGCTAAGGCCCCAATGGGCGCCGTCGCCGCTGCCGAATGCTTCCAAGGTATTCATGCTGCCTCCAGGTCGTCGTTGCTGACAAACACCCAGGCCTGAACCCAGGTACCCGTGGCGCCCTCGGACACTTGCGGCTCAGCATCGAATTCGATCGTGTCCGACCCATACAAACCGCGTGCGGCCTGGACGGCCGGGTGCGCAGTGGCGCCGACCTCTTCGGGGGCAGTGAAGGTGACGCTACCGCGATAGGCCTGGGGAATCACATAGGCATCAGCGCCCGCCATCAGGGCCGCCTCGCCCGCCTCTTGCGCGCTCTCAAGCGAAGCAAAAGTGCGGATCGAAGTGACCGACTGGAAAACCATTGAGGTGTCATCGGTGCCCGCGTCACCAATGATTAATGTGTAGTTCATTGTGTCTTTCTCGCTTTCTAGGTTGATTGGCCCACTCACCCCAACCCGTTGAGGAACAAGTGGAGTAGCCAGTATAGGAACAAATTCCTGATGGTGCAAGCCAGCTTTGCTTTCTGCGGCTGGGGAGGATGCGGTGGGGGTCTAAGAGTTGATAGCCTAGTCCTCCTGCGGCTCATCCAGCGGGCCTTGCGCAATCTCAAAGAACACCCGCTCGACCTCTGCCAGCGTCCAGTCGTGTCCCTTTATCAGGTGCCGTAGTACATCCGCGCCGCTGAGGTTTTTGCCATCGTAGATAAACGCCAGTTCCTGCACCGACTGTGCCTTCGTTGGCACCGAGTTGGCCAGGAAGGCCTTGCGAGCTTCGTCTGACTCCGTCACCCATAGCTGGCCATACGGGGTGTGGTACCCGCCCAGCTGAATGCGCGCGTCCTCCGGACTGATGCCCTGTGCGGCCGCGACCTCCTGCACCTGGTCTTCCGCGCCAGGGTTGCGCTTGATCATCCACAGCATCCCCTCCGGGAAGACATCCTTGGACTGAATGCCGTACTTCGTGCGCCGGTCATGCACAGAGTTCTTCAACGGCTTCGTTAGCCGCATGAGCTTGAGGTACTTTTCCATTTCTCGCTTTCTAAGTTGGTGCCAGGACTGCCCTGGCACCGCAAGTCTATCCAGGTTCAATCGACCGCGTCAAGCATGTGCAGCCGCACCAGCTCCCACGGGATCTGCGTCCAGGGCCATGCTGCCAACGGAACAGTGTCAATGCCCCGCATGGACAGTTCTACTGCCTGTTCGCCGGCATACAGGCGCAGCTCAGAGTGGCTGGTGCGAGTCGCCCCTGGCGGGAAATACTGCACCAGGATGTAGGTCGGGCAGTTCATGTCGGCGTGCTTGGCATGAAAGCTCACCTGGTGCGGCGACAGAGCGACCTTGCGCCCGCGTCGCACTACCTTCAGCTCCACCATCACGAACTCGCCCGGCACCTTGAACGCTACCAGGCAGTCCGGGATGCCCAGGTTCACACGGGATTCAATCCGGGTAATGTGGCAGGCTGGCAGGTTTTCCTTCAATCTCTGATAAAGCCCGCTTTCTGGCTTCGATGGCATCTTCGCCCTCCTTAATTGCCTGGCGAGTTATATCCCGCAGCTGCCTGCCTTCTTCCGACCAAGGATCTTCCGCATAGTCACGGGTTTTCTTCGGCGCCGGTAATTCCGGTTTCACATCCGCCGCCTGCTCGATTTCCTTCGGCGTTACATCAATAACCCTACCTGGGTCGCCATACAGACGCTTTATTTCCTCTAGCTTGCGCATGACCTCTTCCTTACTCATGGAATCAATCGTGCCGTGCCGGATTTCCTTGCGGTCAATATAAATCGTGCCCAATGCCTGGCCGCGGCGATATTCAGCCTGGACGGCAGCACCATATGCCCCGGCCTGCAGCGCCAAGTCACGGATATTCTGCAGATCCCGCATATGCCGTTCCATGGTCGTGCCAAACCGCTCGGCCATATCCTTGCGCAGCTCCTGGATCGCGGCAACGACATGGGGATTCTTTTCCGGGTTGGTCAGCAACCTGGCCGACTCCTTCGCCGTCTTGGCAGGCCAGCCGGCCCGGATGGCCGCCTCGGCCATGGTCACCTGGCCATCGCCCATGACCAGCTCTTGAACGAACTTCCACTGCTTGGGCGTCAGCACCCTCTTCTTGGTGACTGTGACGGGAGTACGCAGCTTGTCCTCCAACAAGGGGCTATGCCCCCGGGGCATCTTCGGCAGCTTCGTTGCCATGTTTGCTCCTAAAAGTGGTACCTAGTAGAAACCCGCACCGTTTTTGGCTTTTTAGTAGACTTTTTTAGGGTCAATGAAAAAAAAAAAACAAAAAAATGTCCCGCGCGCGCATTTTATAAGAAATTACACCTGTAGAAGACACGTAATGTACCGTGTAGCTCTAACACGTTGATTTCATTCACTTCTTACACCATTACGTCTATTACGTCATTTTTCAAAAACTTTTCACACAAACACACTTGACCCTAAAAAAGTCTACTAAAACGGCAAAAACGCTACGGGAAAACCCTCGAAAGACCCGCGATCCGCGGTCCTCGGCCCTTTTTGCCTTCTCCACCCCCTCTGAACCTGACTCGAACCTGACAGCGCCCGGCCCCCGTCCCAACACCCCCCTCACTGCTCCATCCCCCGCCACCACACGCCTGTTCCGTTGTCGCCGTCGGCGCTGACGAACTTGGCGGCGAGGGTCGCGGGGATGACTTCGCCGGCCTCGAAGGCTTCGAGGTTACCGGCTTCCATGCCCATTTCTGGGAGGTGGGTGACGGGGCCGATGAGGGTGTAGGTCGCTCCGCCCATGGTGACGAAGTACAGCTGGACCATGGGTGGGAGCGAGGAGAGGTTCATCTTGTTAGACGATGGGGGAGGTTTTTTCCTGGAGTTCGATTTCGCGCTGGAGGTACCAGGCGGCCTTTTTGATGTCTTCCAGGTAATCCTTTTTGTAGGGTGCCCGGGAGATGTATTTCACGGCGTTGGCCAGGTGGTAATGATTATGCAGGCCTTTGGCTTCGATGAAATCGATGGTTTCAATGCCGCCGACTGTGTAATGCGGGGGATGGTTGACGTTGTCCACGGGCCGCGGTTCGCGGATATCGATGGATTGCACGCCGGGCAGGGAATCCAGGAGGGAGTGGATTTTGTCGATATTGACGCCGATTTCTAGGGGGCTGTCGAGGTCCTTTTCCTCTTGTTTTGCGGCCAGGCGGTCTTTGTTTTCCTTGACCAGGCGGTAGGCCATGGGCAGCGAGGCGCCGAATTTGGCGTGGATATCGCGGGCGGTGGCGTCGGGGTTTTTGGCCAGGTAGGCGCGGACTTTTTTGGAGATGGTCATTTCGGAGTTCCTTGTTGCGTGTCGGCAGTTGGGATGACGGCGATCCAATCCTCTGCCAACACGTCGTCGGAGGATGGTGCCCAGGGAAAGTGGCTCACGGCGGAGTGGAAGGTGATGCCGCTGCGGCTGGTGGGGTCGCGCAGGACGTAGGCCCCGGCCCACGTTGCGCGGGCCACGGGCTGTGAGCGTTTGAGGTAGGGCAGTGCTTCGGCGAAGCACATGCGCCCGGTTGCGGCGTCGTACATGGGGCTAGAAGTTTTCGGTGTAAAACTCGTCGAGCAGATCGGCCAGTTCACTGGCGCTGAACTCGCCGCCTTCGCCGGCGTTGAGGCCGTGCTCGACGCAGATGAGGACTTTGCCGTTGCGGGGCTCGAAGATCCGCAGGTCGCCCAGGAGGATGCTGGGGCGTTGCGGGGCGATGTAAATGTTGGAAAGATTGACAACAGGGTCGTTTTTCACGGGATTTCTCCTTTCTAAGGTAGGTTTCGGCGGATTCTACGAAGAATTCTCTACTTTATGCAACTGGGGCGGTGAGGGCGTAGGTTTTGTGTAGTTTTCCTTGCACGCCGGCGTTGACGACGTGGGCGTTGACCCAGATCTTCTTGCCGCTGGGCAGGCGCCGGATGTGGCCACGGCGCAGATGCTCGCGTGGGGAGCGGCCGGTACCAGGCGCGAAGGGGATGTCGCCGTCCACGGAGCTTGCGCCGTGTTGGGAGGGCTTGAGGGTCAGGACGCGGTATTCGTCGAAGGGAAGGGCGCCGCGTTTGAGGGCGCCTTTGTTGGCCTTGCGCACGGGCAGCGCCTCGCTGGAGACGTTGGAGCAGGACAGGGCCTCGATGAGGGAGAAGACGGCCGTGATGGCCGAGGACATGCCGGTGTAGGCGCTGATGCGCCAGTTGTCCTTGTAGATGTGTTTGGCCATGCCGCCGATGTCGAAGTGGCGCACGCTGGACTGGGAGATGGCGGGGGCGTCTTTGGGATCGACCTTGGCGGCGTCGAGGACCTCTTGGAGGAACTCGGTGTCCATCTTGGCCTCTTCTACGCCTATGCGGGGTCGGCATTCGGCGAAGAAGGGCATGAGCATCCACATTTCACCTTTGTGCTTGCTGATGAAGGTGTGGAAGTGGAAGACCAGGATGGCCTCTTTGACCTGGTAGGCCAGGACGATGTTCTTGGAGCGGTAGTCGTCGGGCTCGGTGCCGTAGAACTCCAGGGCGACCAGCGGGAAGGGCAGCCGGAAGTCGTCGGGCACGCCTTTGAAACCGTCATCGAAGATGATGCCGTCGTCGGGCATGAGGAACTTAACGGAGTGGGCTGCGTCCTTGAGGAGGGCCTTGAGGTGCTTGGGGTACTCGGGCACCTCGACGGCCTTGGCCTGGGCCCACCAGTTGAGGTCGTCGTGGACTTGACGGAGGAAATTGAGGGGTTGTGGGTTTGAGTTCATAGGTCCTGTCGAATTCGCGGAGCGCGGCTAACGCACAGAGTGCCTCCAGCACGCGAAGGAGTTGTTCACATGAGTGCTTCTTCAATGTCGGCCTCTGGCCACTGCTTCTTTGGGAGGTTTCTTTTGCACCAGCGGTCCAGGTCGGCTGGGTTGTATTGACGGAATGGCCAGGTCGGGTAGGGGTCCGACGGGCTCAAAGAGGCGAGCTTCGGGCCCGCAGGGGCCGCGGGTGCGGTTGTCGATGCAGGTGCCGATGCCCTTGCTGGCGGTGAAGGGGTTGACGGCGCAGTGCATGACCAGTGCGCCCGAGTACAGGCGAGGACGGTCGATGCTCGGTCGGTAATGTTTGCATTGCTTGCACGTTTCACGGTCTTTGTCCCAGGTGTACTTCGGCAGGGTGAACATGATCAGTCGTTGAGCTCGTCGATTTCTTTTTGGAGCCGTTTGATGCGGGCGTAGGCGCAATCGTAGTGCTCCGGGCCCCAGAACCAGCAGTTGTGGGCATGTGTGTGCTGTTGGTTGAGGTAGTCGGCAATTTCCTTGGCCAGCTCGTCTACGGCGGGTTTGACGACGCCGCTGGGCGTGTGGATCGACACGCCACGCAGGACGTCGTGGCAGCGTTTAAGCAGTTCAGTGTGTTTCATCTTCGCAGGGGGTGGTGAATTTGAAGACCTCGTCGAGGTTGGCTTTGACGTCCTCAACTTCGATGCCGTACATGCGGCAGCGGATGGCCAGGGACAGGGTCAGCGCCGTGAGGATGTCCTCCGGCGTTGTGGTCGTGTGTTCCTCACAGAACTCGTGCATGGCACCGTTGAGGTGGCGGGCCAGTTCAGCGTGTTTCATTGGAATTCCTTCAACAGTTTCAAAAATGTCGCGTTAGCGCGGCGATTCAGAGCACGGCGCCTGGCGCGCACACCTCGTGCTTTTTTGATCGGTGGGCGGTACATGAGGATGTCGAAGTACACGCGCGGGACGATCAGTTTGGTGGGTCGCGTTTGGATGGGCCGCATCTCAGCAGCGTCATTGAGGAACTGCAGCGCATCGGCCAGGGTTGTGTCGTCTAGGAAGGACTTGGGCTTCTGGTTTGCGTTGTGGTCGCCGCTCATTTCCGCCCCCGTGCTCTGATGGCAGCGGCGATGTAGATGGCGGCGGCGATGTACTTCGGGTGCTGCACAGCCAAGTCTTCAATCAACTCCGCACACGCCTCACGTTCAGCCAATACCGCCTTCTCAATCAACTCCTCTGCGTTCCACGGCAGGGGTGTGCCGCTGAGTTCGTAGGCTTTGTTGCGCCACATGGACGCACTGATCTTGTGGCGTTCGCAGTCGGGGCAGGTCATGCTTCCTCCCGAATCACTCTTGCGGCGAAAGCAAAATAGTTGTTCCTGTGCTGTTGAGAGTTGTGCATCTCCATAAACTTCGCGGCAAGTCGCTCACGCTCGGCAGCGGCAACAAGGGCGGCAAACTTCTCAGCGTATTCAAGCCCGATGATGGGCATCCAATGCACATCAGTCGCCAGATAAAGTCCGGCCTCTTGCGTCAGTTTGATGATCTCGTCGCGGGTCATTTCTTGCCCCTTGCGCTAACAAACTCTTTGAGATGCAGCAGAGCGTGGTCGTAACCTTCGGAAAACATGGGGTGACGCTCACGCTCCATGCCCATGAGTTCATCAATCGTGTCGAGCACTGCCTCACGCTCGGCCAGACAGCAAGGCTTGTTCGGTTGGCCTTCCCGTATCTGCATCAAATCCATCAACTTCAGGTATCTGTTTTGCCATGGTGCTTCGACTTGCACGGCAACAAGGCGGGCGAAGCGTTCAAGTTCTGTTAAATACAAAATGCGACCTGTGTCGTATTCGTATGGCAACTTGGCCTCCCGCGCCAGTCGGATGATGTCTTCTCGGTTCATGTCAACCACCTCCACACCCAACCTGCCAGAACAATGATCGCCCACAAGAGGAACACACCCACTGCCCACTGGGCGCAGTAGACGAGGAAGTGTTTAATGAAGTCGGTCATGTCTGTCCTTCCACCATGCTTCAACGAAACCCCAGATGACGCCGCCGATGATGAGGCCAAGGATGGCCCAAAACAGGAACACCGGGGAAATTTCGCAGTCCCAGGTCACTTCTGCCCCCTTGCCGTGAGCATGGCGTCAGCAAGCCTATAGGCCGCTCTAGCAAACTCCATTGAGTTTCCATACACGCGGTTGTCTTGATTGGCGCAAATTCCGGCCAATGCTTGTGCTGCGAAGTAGTCGCGCAGGGTCATGCCGTCGCTGCCGTTGATTGAACGCATCAGCGGAAACGCTGCCCCGCCGTCATTGATCTCGCTCATAGCATCCCCCACACGTAGGCGATCAGCATCCCGACCGTCACGAACGGGGCGAGGAATACCAGGAACAGGAGGGTGAACAACCACACCGAGAACAACCATTCCGCTAGTTCTTCTTTCATCACAGCGCCTTTCCTTTTTGTCGGCATGGCCATGCACGTTGAAGCGCCTCGACAACCAAGAGCGCGGCGCCCTGGTGGCGAGACTGGGGGTTAATCCGCAAGTACTGCCAGACAATGTCGCGGGCCTGGCCCGTGGTCGAGCCTGTCGGGGCGCACACCAGGATGTCTTCCAGCCCGTCGGACACGCCGGCGATGTAGCCCAGGGCAAAGCCCCGGTCCGCGATCCCTTCTGAGTTAAGCCTGTTGAGCAGCTCGTTGCCGGAGAGGTACTCTGCCTGAGCCATGGAAGTAGTCACGGCAAGCGTGATGAGTAGGAGCTTTTTCATGGTCAGAGGAAGAAGATGATGCCGAGGGTCACGGCGGCAAAGAAAAAGATTCCTACGATGCCGATGGCCAGGCGGCCAAGGTCTTCCATGGGATCGTCGTCGGGGCGCAGCAGAGCGCGTTGCAGCAGTTCGCCGTCGCGGTACATGTCAGGGGGTGGGGGCTGGTAGAGCAGCCCGATCTTTACCCCGGTGCGTGTGGGGTAAGGAACATTGGACGGTACGTGTTCATTCTCGCGCATTACATTCTCTCTTTCTGGGTTGGGGAGCTTAGAGCTCGTTGAGGACGTCGTCTTCGAGCAGCATGATAGCGCTCTCTTCCAGGGCTGGCAAGATGTTTACGTTTCTCAGTTTGCCGTTTTTGTCAGGGATTTCGAGTAGTACTTCGAGGATGTCGATCTGATCCGGGAGCAGCTGGCCTTCGACCAGCATGCGGGGGAGCAGCTCAAAGCTTACCCTTACGGGCAGCGTAAGCTGCAACTCTAGCTGCTGCTTCTTCACGTTCCTTTTCCTTTCTCTCTTCGATTTTCTTGAGGATGACGGCGTCTTGATAGGCTTTCTCAAAGGCCGGCGTGATGTACTTCTCGATTACCTTGCCGAAGGAGCTGAGCTTGTAGAACTTCTTGAGTTCCTTGAGGTGGTAGTAGGTAAGCTCGGGCACGATGATGGAGTGGTAGCGTTTGCCTTCACGCACGGACGGCGAAATCGCCGCGTACTTGCGCGGGCGGCCGGGCTTCTTCTTACGGCGCTTGCGTTTGCGGCGTTGGTAGGGGGCGGGCTTTTCCGGGATGCCGATCTCAAAGCCTGGCGGGAGCTCCAGGGGCTCGGCCAGCGGATCGACAGCTTCGGTGTCCTCGACGGGCTCGGGCTTCTTGGTGCTCATGCCGCGGCTCCCCAGCTCGGGCCCACTTCCACGTCCACGCGGGAGGGGACTTCCAACGTGACGGCCTGGGCCATGATCCGCGAGGCTTCCTCGGCTTCGCTCTTGTCGCGAACGCTGATGGCCACTTCGTCATGCACCTGCAGCAGGAGGTCAAAGCCTGCCTTGTGCAGCGCGACCATGGCGGCCTTGGTCTGGTCGGCGGCTGAGCCTTGGATGAGGCGATTCAGGCCTTTGTAGGTGCCTGAGCGTTTGATGCGCTGGCCGTACTCGATGATGGCCTGTTCGCGGGGCAGGGGCTTGTTGACGCCGTACTCCACCGGCTCCCACAGCGGGAAGCGGCACTTGCGCCCCAGCAGGGTGCGGATGGAGCCGCCGGAGGCCGGGTGTTCGATGCGGCGCATGACCGCGTCGATGGTGCCGCGCAGGAAGGGGACTTTCTGGTGGAACGTGGTGATGAGTTCGCTGGCCTCGTCCAGGGGCAGGTCCAGCTGGGCGGCGAGCTTGGCCTTGCCCATGCCGTACATCAGGCCCAGGCCGATGGTCTTGGCGGCCTTGCGCTTGATGCCGGCCATGTCCGCGACCATCTGGTGGAAGTCCGTGTTGGGATCTTCCCGGTAGGCGTTGGCCATCTTTTCGGCCCCCGGAAGGTCCAGCAAAGTAGCATAATGAACCAGCAATCTCGGTTCTTGAGAGGAGAAGTCGTTTGCCGCCCAAAGCTGGCCCTCCTCTGGAAGGAAGAGCGAACGCACCATCGGGCCGATAATTTCGTGCCTGGCCGGGACTTGCTGGAGGTTGGGGTTGGCCGCTGAAAGCCGCCCCGTGACGGTGCCGCCGTCCTCGTTGCGCATCTGGTTGAAGTGGCAGTGGATCCGGCCGTCGGCCTCGGAATGCCGCAGGTAGGGCTCCAGGAACGTGCCGTGGGTCTTGTTAACCTCCCGGGCCTCCACGATCAGCTTGCACATGGGGTGCTCGTGCGTGTCCAGGAAGCTCTTGGTGAAGCTCGGGGCGCCGTTCGCGGTCCTCGGGTACTGAATCCCGACGCGGTCGAAGGCGGCGGCGATGCTGGCAGCGGCCCAGATGTCCACCTTCTGGCCAGTCAGGGTGCGCAGCTCCTGAGCCAGGGCGTCTTCGCGGCCCTTGAGCTTTTGGATGAGCTCCTGGCAGCGCGAGCGGTCAAAGCGGATGCCCTTGCGGGTGAGGTTGACCAGCACCGGCAGCAGCTGGGTTTCGAGCTCGAAGATGGATTCCAGCTCGTCGCGCTTGAGCAGGGTGCGCAGGTGGTGCCAGAGCTTGAGCGTCAGGGCTGCGTCTTGCTCGGCGTACTCTCCGACGTACATGGCGGGGAGCTTCCAGAGTTCCTTTTTCGGGTGGACTCCGAAGTCGGCGGCGGACTCTTTGAGGCCTTGCTCGGACTTGGTTTCTTTGAGGTAGTCGAATCCAAGGGCGTTGAGGCTAAAGCTGAATCGGTTTTCGTCGATGAGCGGCGCGGCGAGCATCGTGTCGTAGATGGTGCCGTTGACTTTGAAGCCTTGCGCGAGGAGCCAGCCGTAGTCGTAGGCGGCGTTGTGCATGATCTTGTCGCAGGGCAGCTCAAGAACGCTACGAATGAAACGCTCGACTCGTTGTCGGTCAAGGTTCCCTCCACCTTGATGCGCGACGGGGAAGTATCCGGACCATCCGTCAACAGCAAGGGCATAGCCGACAATGAAACCGTCACGACGTGGCCATCCTGGTCCCATAGACTCCATGTGGGGGTCGCAGGTTTCGAGGTCAATTGCAATCTCCTTGGCGCTGGAGAGGTTCGGGAACACCTCGGGCGGAACCCACTCGGACGGGCGCGGGAACATGTTGACGGTTCTCACAGGCGAAATCCTTTGAGTTCGTTCTTGGGCAGCACGATGTGCAGCGCTTTCTTGGCGCGGGTGATGCCGACGTAGAACAGGCGGTTGATGTCGTCGGAGTTCTTGTCGTACTCCTTGGCAAAGCGTGTGGACAGGTCTGACAGGAGTAGGACGTTGTCGGCCTCGCCGCCTTTGGCACCGTGGATGGTGGAGAGCTTGATGGGCACATGGCCAGTGAGCTTGACCCCGCGCTTGAGCATGGCCACCAGGTAGTAACGCTTGTCCTCGGAGATCTTGGTCAGCGCCTCGTGCCAGATGGCCTCGGTCAGCAGCCCGTGGTCGGCCTTGAGCTTTTCCATGGTGTAGTTAATCTCCTCGGACGCGGTGCGCAGCGTCTTGTGGCCGTGTTTCACGGCGCTTGCGTCGAGGTACTTGTAGATCGTCTTGACGACGTTGAAGGGCACTTCGCCGCCCTTGCGCAGCTTTTCCCAGCCCAGCACGGCCATGAGCACGGATTCGGGCACGCTGCGATGGCCGTGGCGCTCGAAGAGCAGGCCTTGGCTCTTGATCCAGTCGTGCATGTCGGTGAGCATGTAATTGGTACTGGCCAGCACCAGCCAGTCGCCGTGGGAGATGTCTACCTGCTGGTAATCGTTGTAGAAGTTGATGGAGCCCTCGACGTCGCGGGACTTCCAGGTCTTGGGCTGGCGCTTGCGGATGCGGTTGACGACCGTGTTGGCCAGGGCGTGGATGCGCGAGGGCACGCGGTAGGACTGGTCCAGCACGATCACCTTGCCCTGGAACATCAGGAAGCTTTCGGCGTCTGCGCCGGCCCAGGTGTAGACAGCCTGGTCATCGTCGCCAGCCAGAAAGCAACGCTGAGCGCGCAGCGCGAGCTGTTCTACCAGCCTCCATTGCAGTCGGGAGAGGTCCTGAGCCTCGTCGATGATGAGTGCTTCGAGGTGCGGTAGCCGGTTGGGCTCCATGAGGATTTGCTCCAGCAGGTCGGTGAAGTCCAGCAACCCGCGGGATTCCTTGTAGTGGCGGTAGGCGCGCTCGACGTACTCAAAGTGGCGCCACTCGATGTCCATCTGGCTGTTGTTGTAGTGCTGGCGCAGGTCCATGCCCCGGATGCGGGCGATGTTGATCTCGTTGAGGATGGGGTTGTCGGGCTTGACCATGAAGTCTTCTTCACCGGACTCCAGGGCGATCTCAATGCCTGCCTCTTGCGCAAACTCCCGGTAGTTGGCCGGGTCCATCATGTCCTTGGAGCCTATGCCCAGGCAGCGATAAGCCAGACTGTGCAGCGTGCGAAACCAAGGGAAATCGCGCTCAGGGTTGAGGTGAGGAAACTTTTGAATGGCTCGGTCGCGAGCTTCGTTGGCAGCTTTGCGGGTGAAGGCAAAGTAGCCAACCTTGAGAGGGGAGGTTTCATTGGCGAGCTCCTGCTCGACGATGTTGAGAAGGTAGGTGGTCTTGCCGGTGCCAGGGGGCCCGAAGACTTTGCTGATGTCAGTCATCATGGCTCCACTGGTCTTGAGTCCACACCAGGATTGGGGTGCCGGGCCCCACGTAGGCGCCTTCGATGTTGAACTCGATGAACTCACGGGCTTCTTCGCTGTCCATGCCGTCCCGCATGAGGATGGCGCGAATCTTCTCTGCGTCGTACACCAGTACCTCGACGCGGTGGCCGTCTATGTGCCAAAGCATCGCAGGCCCAAGGATGGCTTCGTCAAAACCGTCAAGCGTAAACATCAGAACGGGCTCCTTGCTTTCTTTTGCTCGGGCGTGTCGAACGGCGAGTCTTGGCTGTTGAAGCGCGGTAGGCGCCAGCAGCGCACGGCCCGGTTCTTCAGGAACATGCTGATGGGCTCACCGCCCATGTCGCGGATGCGCTGCGCCATCTTGGGCGCAGTCATGCCCTTGAAGTTGTTGCGCGTGAGGAACGCTTCGAGGTCCTTCATGCGGAAGTAGGTCTTGGCTTCCTCGTCGTTGGTCCAGGGCCGGCCCATGAGGATCTCATCGCGGTCCATGGCCTGTTGGACGTGGGTGCAGAACTCTTCCAGAAGGTCGTTGAAGCGGCCGGTCAGGCTCGTGTCCTCGCTGGCCTCGGTGATCTGTTCGCTCTCCACCATCTCCTTGAGCAGGCTGTTGAGCACAGACTCCCAGTCCTGGCGGCGCAGGGTCGGGGGCAGCACGTTGATGCGCTCAATGCACGCCTTCTGGAATGACGCCTGGTTGAACAGGCTCTCAGTGTCGAGCTCGATGCGCTTGCCGTTGATGTCCAGGAACCACAGCGGGGGTTCGCTGTTGTACTTGGACAGCGACGACAGCTGCGGGCTGTCAGGGCCGTGGGCCCCGATCCCAAATTTGCGGGTACGGCACAGGCCGCTGTTGCAAAAGCTGTTGAGCGGCGCGTCCTTGCACTTGTACTTGTAGTCCTTCTTGTTGAGCTGCTTGACGACGATCTGGACTTCGTTGTTGGGCAGCGGAGGGGCTACGTACTTGAAGTTGTACTCGACCAGCTGGTCTTCCCACTTGGTGGGCGCGGCCTGCTTCAGGTAGATGCCGATGTTAAAAAGCGTGTTATTGCGAGCTCCCTCCGGAACG